TTAGTATTGAAGACAGTAGATTAGCTTATAACAGACAGTTTACTAATCAAATTTTAAGTTTACCTATGGCAAGTAAACCTAACTTTGCTTTATATGCTTTAGATGCTGCAGCTAATTCATCAGCGATGTTTATGAATACTTCAGCTCCATCAACGCCAGATGCAGGTAAGTCAATTAACTTTAACCCAGATGGTTCAACCTAATGGCTAAAATAGATACAAGTATTACAACAGGTTCAATCACAAGCATTAACAAAACACCGTCTGTTAGTGTAGGTAGTGGTGGTAGAGTTATAGACAGTAACGCACAAATTTTAGCTAAAACATTATCTAGTGTTAATTCAGCATTAGGTAACTACGTAGTAAAAAAAGAAAAAGAAAAAGCTACTGAACAAACTCTTGAAGGTGCTAATGCTATTAATGGTGTTACCCTTGAAGAAGCCAAAGAATTACACAAAGCAGGTTTTCCTGATATTAAAAATGAATGGGCAAGATATGGAGCATATAAACAATATGCGTCTAACGCTTCAGATAACTTTGTCTTTGAATTTCAAAAAGAATATTTAGAAAACCAATACAGTAAAGAGTGGAATTGGCAAACAGCATTGGCAGAAAAAATGTCAGGGTTTAGTCAAGATAAAACTAACGATGTCTATTTCGATACTGCTGTAAATTCAGCTAATGAAACACTTAAAAAATGGGTTAACGGTCAAGAGTTAGAAAAAGAAAGTAAACTACTAACTGAAAGAGTTAATAAAGATACGTCATTTGCAATTACTACTATACCAGAAAAAATAGCAACTAAAATGGAAGTACAATTCCATGAAGAATACGCTATGCCTTATGATTACGATACTGGAGAATATGCAGCAGAAAAAGAAAAGTACATGTTGGAAAACTTTAGTAGAATGTGGGACGAAGAATTACAAGATATTAAAAATAATTTAAATCCTGCTATAACTTTATCTGATTTAGATGGTCTTATTATTGAAGCAGGGGAAAGCCACGTAGCTACTGATGGTAGGTTTGCAGCTTTCTATGCAAAAATGTTAACTGAAAGAAGACCTGACGGTACTCCGTCTATTGCAGAAAATCCTAGATGGAATGAAGCTGCAGCTTCTTTGTTAACTAAAATTAAAGGGTTAGAAGGTTTAAATAATTTTGAAGTTGATTTTAATTCAGGTAATACTCAAAACTACGATAACGCTGATTATAATAAAAATGCAAGTGAGCTTTTAAAACAAAAGATTAAAATTATAAAAGCAACTAATAAAAATATTAGTGATGCACAAGCGTTTGAAGAAGCTGTAACATTAATGTTACCTGCTATTAAAAACAATCCACCTATACCTTATCTTAAAGATATTTTATCACGACCTATAAGTAGAAACACTACTGAACAAAGTAGATTAGCTTTTAGTTTAGCTTTACAATTAAATCAAAATGGAATGTTAGGAAAATACTTTAATAAAGATAATAAAATGTCTGTATTTTGGAGTATTGCAGTTATGAAAGCTAAAGCTGCAGGAGAAAATGCACAACCAGATCAAATATTAAAAGAAATAGCTCAATATTCTGGAAACTTTAAATCTTACACAACTTTAGTATCTGAAAATAAAGAAGAATTTAAAAATGATTTTTCTAATTTAGATATGCTTAAACCTAAAAACAAACAAATTATCTACACTATGGGTGAGTATTTTAAAAATATTGTAGGTGAAGAATGGAAAGAAAGTTTAATTAACTGGGTTGATATTAACTACGAAGATTACAACGGAGTTCTTTACAGTAAAAATGAATTACAAGAATTAGGAATTAATGCAGAAGATTATGAATCATCTAAAATTCTAATTGCTAAAATGTTATCTGAAAAATTAGATGTAACAAGTGATGTAATCGATACAGATTGGGATAGAGCTGATTTAATGTACATCGCTGATTATGATGAAGTTCAACAGTCTACAAAAAAAGAACCTTTAGACTTAATGATTGAAGATTATGAATTAATTATTAATACAATGGACGGTGAGATTTCTTTAGGTGTTAAGGCAGCAGATTTTGAATATCAATTACCTGCAACTATGACAACTAAAGATGGTCAAGTATATTGGTTAACTGTTCCTAAAAGAGAATTTAAAGCAAAACTTATTGAATTGAAAAAAGCACAAACAGAAAAAGCTGCAAAAGATGCGTTTGAAAAAGATAAGAAAAAAGAGAAAGCAAAAGAATTAAGTGAAAAACTATATAACGAAACAAAGGATATGATACCATAATGGATAAAATAGATTGGGATTTAATTAGTGAGTTTGAAGGTAAAGGTATTAATACTGGATATGTACCTAGTGAAAACTCTGGAGTAACTATTGCTACTGGAGTTGACCTTAAAGAAAAAAACGAAGATTATTTTAAAAAAATAAATGTAAGTGAAAGTATTATAGACAAAGTTAAACCTTTCTTTACATTAAAAGGTGCAGAAGCATCTGAAGTCGCAGGTAATTTACAATTAGATGATAATGAAGTTTTAGAATTAGATACTGCTGTTAAAGCTAACTACGCAACTGATATAAAAGATAAATACGAAGAAGCTACTGGTAAGTCTTTTAGTGATTTAAATTCAGCTCAACAGACAGTTATTGTATCTGTAGGTTTTCAATATGGTAGTTTTGAAAGAACTCCATCTTTTTGGAAAGCTGTAGTTAATGACGATTGGGACGCAGTAGAAACTGAATTAAGAAATTTTGGAGATAACTATACTACAAGAAGATTAAAAGAAGCTGACCTACTGGCAGCCATGAAAAAAAAACTAAACATACTTAAACCTAAAACAGAAACAAAATACTTATCTCCTCAAAATGCTTGGAATCAAAAAGAGCAAGGTGGAGAGTTATATTTAGATAGAGTTTACAAAACTTATCAGAATTGGAATGATGCTAGAAAAGAAGCAACATTTGGTGAAGGTGCTGTAGCAGCTATTTCAAACAATCAAGTTATTCCTGCATTAGTTAGAATATTAACTGGGTCTACATTTAAAGTAGATGACAAGTGGTCTTTATCTAACAACCAAGATTTTGCTAAAGAGATGTGGAAAGCTGAAGGTATTAGACCAGAATTTTTTGACGAGTTTACAGGTGTAGTTTCTGAACAACACTTTATGCACACATTAGAAAGAGTAAAGAAACACCAACAAAATAAAGATACATTAGAAACTTTAGGTTGGGGTGGTGTTGGTCTTGAGATAGGAGCTTTTATATTAGACCCAGTATCTTGGACAGGATATGGAGCTGCAGCTAAATTATTAAAACCTGCAATGATGGCTACTTCTTTATCTCGTAGACAAAAGTTTGTTAAAGCAGGATTGACTTACGGAGTAACTGAAGCAACTGTATTTAGCCCTGTGGCAATCGATAGTCCAACTTACGGTACAAGTGACGTGATTATCGCTGCAGCATTAGGTGGTACTCTTGGAGGAGGAATTAGCACAATTTTCGCTAAAAACCTCAACAGTATAGCCAAAGCTGAAATGTTAATGGACGTTCAAGAAAATGCTCAAAAATTAACTACAAAAGGCGAAAAAGAATTTAAGAAAATTAAAAAAGAATTAAACCTAAAACCTTTACATGAAACAGAAGATATTATTGAAGATACTTCTATTATTCAAGATATAGGAGTAACCTTTGGAAGATTAAGAGATTTACCATTTTTAGGATTATTTCCTTTTAATAGATCAGGTGCTTTAGGAACAAGTAAAAGCGAGTTAGTTAGATTATTTAACTTTTTAGGACATGAAGAACCCGTAGGGTACACTTTTAAATCAGGTGCTAGAAAAGGACAAGTAGCAGCTCAAGAAGATACTGTAGAGTTAATTAAAAATGCAGTTATTCAAGGTGGACATAATATTGTCTACAAAGAAGTTTTACCTGCTCTTAAAGCATATTTAAAAGAACAAGGTCACGGTACAATAGGTGGCTTTATGCAATTATCTAAAAAGAAACAATTTATGAAAGATGTTGCAAGGGTTGTTAGAAGTGGAGAATCTTCAGGAAACAAACATATAGATCAAGCAGCTCAAGGATATAGAGATGGCTTTAGATATATGGTAGATCAAATTAAACGATCTGGTATTGATGGTTCAGAAACTCTTACTTACTTTGACAAATATTTACCAAGAAAAGTATCTCCAGAAAGATTTGGAGAACTAGAAAACACAATAGGTTTTGATGGTATAGTACAATTATTAAGAGGAGCTATACAAAGTAAAACTGGTCAAGTTGTTACTGATGCAGCATCAGGAAGACAACCTACAAGTAAAATTAAAAAAGATAAAGCATATAGATTAGCTAGATGGTTAGCTAAATCAATTCAGTTAACTAATAGAAGTGGTGGGTTTGATTTAGAACAATTAGTTAAAATTAAAGACCCTGCAAAATTAAAAGAATATTTAGATGAAGTTTTTGAACATTTACCTCAAGAAGTTAGGGACGATTTATTAAGTGGTTTAAAAGCTGACGATATAAAATTATTAACATCTGGTCGTCTTGAATCAAGAATTAGATTAGATGAAACATATGAAACTACTATTAATGGTCAACGAGTAAGACTAGACGATTTATATGAAAACGATGTCGATTTATTATGGCATAGTTATATGAATGAAATGTCTGGTTGGGTTGCTCTTGGCGAAAGAATGGGTATTAAAAATAGAACTGAATTAGTTAAATATAAAAATAAATTAAATAACTCTATTGATGAATCTTATAAAGATTCTGAAGCAGCTTCAAGATACCTTACTAAAAATAAATACATTGCTTCAGATGAAAAGAAAACAATAGATAGTTTCTTTAAAAATGTTTTAGGTCGTAGTGCAGAAGATGACCCTACAGGTATCTTATCGACAAGTTTACGACAGTTAAGAAAATACAATTTTATGAGAGTGTTAAACCAAGTTGGTATAGCACAGCTTCCTGAATTTGCTATTTCAACAGCTCAACAAGGTTTAGGTACTTTAATTCAAGAGATGCCACACTTTAAAAGACTTTTAGTTAAAGCTCAAAAAGGCGAATTAGATGATACGTTCTTTGAAGATTTAGCTGTAATGGGTTCTTCTAACGGTACAGAGTATTTAGCTAGAGGAGTTACTAATTATGAAATTGAAGATATGGGTGGTACTGCAATAGGTAAAGCCCATGACGCAGCTAGAAAACAAAAAATATTTCAATTATCAAATGCAGGTGAACAAGCTACTGGTTATATATCAGGTTTGTTTTTAATCGATAGTATGCAGAGAAGATTAACAATGAGATTATTTGTTAATAGAATGGCTAAAGATTTAATTGACGTAGCTCAAGGTGGTCAGAAATTAGATAAACTAGGAAGTAGATTAAATAGATATAGAGTTCTTGGTTTTACTGATGAAGAATTATTAGCTATTGGAAAAGAATTTACAAGTAAAAATGTTACAACTGAAGTTACATCTTTAGGAAGACGAGTAAAACATTTTAACTTTGCAAACTGGACAGATCAAAATTTAGCTCACACGTTTGCTAGACGAGTAAATAGATATACACAAAGAGCTGTACAATATAATTATCTTGGAGATACAAATAGATTTTTTACTGATACGGCTATGGGTAAATCTATGGGTCAATTCAGATCATTTATTATGACGGCTTGGTCTAAACAGTTTTTACACAATATAGCTATGGCAGATATGCAAACATTTACTACGTTTATGTATACTACATTTATAGCTTCAATGGCTTATTTAGGTCAAACACAACTTAATACAGTTGGTATGGGTAAATCTGAAAAGAAAAAGTATTTAAACAAGAAACTTGGAGATTGGAAACAAGGTGATTATTCTAAAATTGCTATGGCTTCTTTTCAAAGATCAGGTTGGTCTTCTTTAATACCTTCTTATGCAGATATATTTTTAGGTTCTATGTCGCCTGACAATAGATTTAATTTTAGAACATCAGGACTAGAAGTAAATCTTTATACAGGAAACCCTACTTATGATTTATTAGTAAATGGCTTTGGTAAAACATTTGGTTCAATACTTAAATCAACAAGATCAGATTATAGGTTTTCTAAAACAGATATGAATAGAATGATGAGGTTATTACCTTTTCAAAACATGTACGGAATTAATAACATAATTAACTTTTTAAAGGAGAGAAGTGGGTTACCCGAAAAGGGAAGCTCAAGTGGATTATAATAAAATATGGCTTTTGCAATAAACACATATACAGGGAACGGTTCGTTAACCTCGTTTTCTGTAAGTTTTCCTTATATCGAACAAGCACATGTGATAGTGACTGTTGGTGGAGTAACTAAAACACAAGGTTCAGATTACAGTTTTACTAACTCATCAACGATTGCTTTTGGTTCTGCACCTGCAAACGGTGCTATTATTAAGTTTACTAGGTCGACAAATAGAACTGCAAGACTTGTTGACTACCAAGATGGTTCTACAATTACAGAAGCTATACTTGACCAAGACGGAAACCAAAGTTTCTTCATGGCACAAGAAGC